CGTTGGCACAACCAAATTTGCCGGCGGCGGGCAGGGTTCAGGCAGCGGCGGCGGCGCGGGCGGTCCGAACGGAGCCGGTGCCTCGGCAAGCGGATTCTCCGGCGGCAATGGAGACGCTGGCTTCGGCGGCGCAGGCGGCGCTAATGGCGTTGCGGGCGGAAATGGCACCGAATGGACATCGAATCCAGGCGGTACCCATGCCGGTTCCGGCGGCGGTGGTGGTAATGGCGCGGCCGGCGGCCAATACGGTGGCGGCGGCGGCGGCGCAACTGCCGGCGGCGGCGGCATTATCGTCATTACCTATACGCCGCTCTCAACGAACAATTTCGGATGGAATGCTAACGATAGTCCATCATGGGCCCGCCGCCGTATCGCGCGGCGGGACGAAGCGGCATTTACGCCCCCGAAAATCATCCCGCTGCCGAATATTGGATGGATTACCCAGGACGAGACGGCGCCAAGAAAGCGCCGGTATGTAATTCTGACGCCTTCGGACAATGGCGCTATTCCGCCGAGAATCGATCCAAACTTCGGTTGGTATGTCTGGGAGGATACGGGACCAATTAGACGCAAATATCGCCCGCTTGATGAAACTGTCTATGCCGCGCTGCCCCCGTCGGTTCCAGTCCCGGCCTCGGGGTGGATAACACAGGACGAAACGCCGCCAAGGCGCAAGAAATATCAAAGCCTGGACGAGACTATTCTGGTGCCGAGCCGGATAGGCCTTCCGGCGCCTCCTTCAGGATGGCTAACCCGTGACGAAACACCGAGAATTATAAGGAAATATCGCCCGCTTGATGAAACCGCACAGCCGCTAAGGACGGTCGCAGGCGGCCCCATCGGGGCCCATGATTTAACCGATACGCTAGGTTTTCCGCTAACCGACACGGCTGGCGTTCATTTAACGGACGTATTCAGTTCCACTCCGGCTNCAAATTTTGGCTGGAACGCGTCCGATAACCCAACTCAGCCAAAGAAGAAATCGAGGTCTCTCGACGAGACAACACAGGCGCCTAACGCCATAGGTTTGCCGGCGATCGTTGGCACGCCGAGCTTGTACTGGAATGCCTCGGACAACCATACCCAACCAAAGCGCAAATATCGCCAGTTGGACGAGACGGCCCACGTCATTAGCACGCTCGGCCTGCCGCCAATCACCCAGATTGTTATCTTTCTCACCTCCGGGACGTCATTTAACCGTCCTGGCGATTGGAACGATGCGAACAACACGATCGAGGCAATAGGCGCCGGCGGAGATAGCTCTGGCACTACCGGGGCAACCGCAGGCTGTTACGCCAAGATCGTCAATTACGTCCTGCCGGCGACATTCACCTATCAAATTGGCCTTCATGGCGGCTCTGTTGGCGCTGGTACGGGCCCGACGGCCAATACGTGGGGCACAAATGCCTCCACGATCGTCGCGGCTGGCATCGCCAGCGTCACGACGAATTGCGTCGGCTCTACGGTCTTTGCAGGCGGTACAGGCGGCGTAGGGCATGGCGGCGGCGGTGCCGCCGGGCCCAATGGAGCGGGTAATTCCTCGTCGGGAATAGCAGGCGCGAGCGGCGATGCCGGTTTTGGCGGTGCGGGCGGAGCAGGCGGCAATCCTCCAGGAGCCGGCGGCAATGGTGCCGAGTGGACATCCAACCCAGGTGGGGCAACTGCGGGGTCTGGTGGCGGCGGCGGTAAGGCGCAGTCTGTAGCCCAGGCTGGGGGTGCCGGCGGTCTCTATGGCGGCGCGGCGGGCGGCAGGTTTACCTCCGGCACGGGTCTGGGCGCCAACGGCATAATCGTTCTCACTTATTCCCCGATCGGCGCGGTGCCGAATTCCGGATGGATGACGGCCGACGACACTGCCCCGCGTAAGCGCCGGTACCAGCAACTGGACCTCGACGCATTACAGCCGCTCGTGCCGCTTGTGCCATTGCCAGCCCTGGGCTGGCAGACATGGGACGATACCGCGCCCAGAAAGCGGCGCTATCAGCGGCTTGACGAGGCGATTCTAACGGTCGTGCCAACCGCACCAGCGGCCACGCCGTCTACGATGTGGCTTACGGACGACGAGACCGCCCCGCGCCGGAAGCGGTTTATCAGCCTCGATGAGACCGCACTTGTTCTTAGCTCGGCCTTCCTGCCGCCGCTAGTGCCAACGCCGTCTACGTTCTGGCTAACCGATGACGAGACGGCGCCAAGAAAACGGCGCTTTGTACGTCTGGACGAGACGGTACAGGCGCCTAGCCCGTTCAATCTTCCGCCCCTGCCGTTTGGCTGGCAGACATGGGATGAAACGAGGCCGCTGCGCCGGAGATATCGGCCGTTCGACGAGTTGTCGTTCAATCAGCCGGTCGCGGCCGTTGCCCCAAGCATGGGTTGGCTGACGCAGGAAGACACAGCGCCCGCGCCTAAGCGCTATAGCCGGTGGTTTAGCCGGTTCGCTAACGATGATCTGTTTAGCGCGCTCGGGTTGCCTTCCCAGCCATCGCTCAACTATGGCTGGGCCGACACCGACAACATCAGGCCGAGGCGCTACAAATTTGTATCTCTTGACGAAACTGTGATACCATTACGGCTTCCGCCAGGCCTACCAGTGCCCGTGCCGCCGGTCCCGCCATCGGGATCTACCAGGCTGATCAACTTGAACGCGAGTTTTGTCTTCGGGCCGAATACCCCGCAGCTTGGCGATTTGGCAGTAGCGGTGCTCCAGGATCTAGGCGTGCTAGAGAGCGGCCAGCCGGTCGCCTCGGAAGACGCGATGACGATCATTGGCCGCCTGTTCCCGAAGCTGGAGGAGCTGAATGAACGGGATGTAGCCCATATCGACGCGGATAATATCTCAAACGCGCAATTCCTGCCGCTGGTCAAGATCATGGCTTACGAGTGCGCGAGCGCATTCACCATCGTTGACCCGGCCAAGCTGCAAACCTTGCAGGCAAAGGGCGGCATGGGAGGCGAGGCCGAGGGAACACTCAAGGATATCGTGAGATTGCGCACGCCGCGGCAGACCATGCGGGTAGAGTTGTTTTCCAGAAATCCATACGGCCGGAGATACTGGTAAATGCCACAAGTTACTATTCCGTGGCCAAAGGTGCCAACTAAGGACCAGCCGCAGCGGGCTGGTATTGGCACACTTAAGAATGTAATTATGGAGCCGACAGGGGCAGGTGAAACCACAGTATATAAACGCGCTCCAGGAGTATCCTCATATGCGGCGAGTGCGTCTGGATCTATTCATTGCCGGGGATTTGTGCTCGCCAATCCTGGGACCGTACTTGTGATATTCAATGGCTTCGTGGAAGCCCTTACTGCCGCTGGCGGAGTTGTAACAATGACCGCCCTTGGCCATTTAGATGGCAGTAAAATCGTCAGTGTCGCGGTGAATAACAAATCGCCTACGCCTGACATCGTCGCGGTGACGGAGAATGGCGCCTTTACGCTTCACACGTCAGGAACTCCGACGCCATACCCGGATGGGAATATCGGGTTTCCAAACTCCGTCACATTCGGGGACGGCTACTTCTTCTTCACATATGGAAATGGGCAATGCATAGCAAGTGCCTTGAATGGAACGTCTATCAATCTGTTGAATCAAATCACGGTCAATTCGGCATCAGATGGGCTTGTTCGGGGCGTATGGTTCGCACAAACTTTATTCCTTTTCACCCCGTCACGGTGCGAAGCGTGGACAGATACAGCGAACCCGCTAGGCTTTCCGTTCTCTCGCTCAGCGGTGATCCCACGAGGCCTGATCAATGCCCAGGCGATCGCCGGCTATGAAAGCAATTTTACCTCAAGTCTGATTTGGGTCGGTTCCGATTCAGTTGTGTACATGATGCAAGGATATCAGCCATACAGGATATCGACGAATGATATTGAACGGCGCATTCAGGAAGTGGATGACAAAACGACACTGCGAGCGAATGTCTATATGAATGACGGACATGCGTTCTGGCAACTATCGAGTGCAGATTTCACGTTCACCTTCGATCTCATTACTGCGACATGGCAGGAGCGGACGTCATATCAACAATCATTCTCCAGGATCGAACAGTCAATTTACGCCTTCGGTATGTGGATTGTGGGAGATTTTGCAACCGGCAATATCGGCGTAATCGACGGGGAGGCATTTTCCGAATATGGCAGTGCACTTCAATGGGAGCTGACGTCTCTTCCTGTTATTCAGTTCCCTTCCAGAATGGTTGTGCCGCGAGCCGATTTTAATTTTATCACCGGCACCGGCAGATCGGATGGTCTGAGCCAGACATCGACGGACCCCATTGTGGATATTTCCTGGTCGGAAGATGGCGGGGCAACGTTTAAAATGCCAATCCAGCGCGCTCTTGGCCGCGGCGGTAAGAACGGACAGGTAGTGGCTGTGTTGCAGACCGGCCAAACAA